AATCACAAAAAATTATTTTGGCATGATGTCTTTAAATCCTGAAATAATTTGATATAGTAACCGGACCGCTTCCAGTCGGCAGCGGGACAACAACAAGGAAGGAATATAAAACAATGCTAGATTTAATCCCACAACGGGCGGTGGATTCCGCCAATATCGAAGATCGGGTTGTTCAAGTGCGTCACAAAGATATTGACGATGTGAGCCTATACGAAAGATTCGGACAAATCCGGCGGGTGCCGCTAGAGGCATTGACCAGCACACCGGACAAGACCCCAACTGGTGAAGTGATACGGGATATCGTCGAGCCAACTCGCTTGGATGATTTCCACGCATTGCAGAACAAGGCAACGGGTGCGCTGCTCAATGTCCGGCCAGTGGGCAAACATTATGCACTGGTTCCCCATGATGAACTGTTTTCCCAACAAGCGGAAATATTGCGAGATAGCAATATCCCACTTGATGATGTCGATGTTCTAGATCGCATCTATGAACAAGGGGCGCGGGTTCACCGGACAATCCACTTCAACGATATGCAAAGCCAACACGACTTCATCACTATATCAGGTAAGCCGGATGTAGTGCGCTGCCGTATGGACATATTTAACTCTGTTGATATGTCTTGGGCTTTCCAGATATTCAGCGGTGCCTATCGTGACTTGTGCCGGAATACGCTAGTGTTCGGCGGGGAAAAAGCCTACCACCAGCGAAAGGTTCACAAGGGGGCATTGTCGCCGGAGGCAATGATCGAAAAGGCGACTTTGGGCTTGGATATGTGGCAAAACCAAAAGGATCAAATGACCTTGTGGCGTAAGTCACCGCTTACAGATCGGGTGTTTGCTGGCATCCTCAAAGACACTATTTGCAAGAAAAACACCAAAGCTGCAGCAGTCGATGAAAACCTGTCTGTAAACGAAAGACGCCTAAACTGGATGCTTGAGCGGTTCAGCGAGGAAAAGAAGGAACTTGGTTCTACTCTGTGGGCTGGGTTCAATGCTTTGACGCATTGGTCCACGCATTTACCGGATGCCAGAAAAGAGGGCCGGAACGAGTGCAAGCGGTATACCAGATCAGATCAGGTCCGGCATATAGTAGACGGGGCTGCGTGGCGGTCCCTAGAACTGGCGGCGTAAATGCATGACATTATCGCTTCCGCTTTTAAGCTTGTTTGGATCGTTCTATTGGTCCTTATTATCCTAGCAATTTTTGGTTAAACGAAAGGAAACAACCAATGCAAAATCTACCAACAAACCTGATAAACCAACTTAAAGACCTACACGATAACCTAGAGGATCACTTCCGCCAGTCTGAACGTGATCGGGTTGTTAAAACGCTGCGTAATAGTACAGCTTTTCTAGCAAACAAACCTAACCCATTTAATGAGCGTGAACGGGTTCTCAATGCGCTGCGGAATGGTGGCTTGCCACAGGACTACCAGCATCAAGGTGTAACCATAGATCAGGACAGCGGTGCGAGGTTTCACGCCACCGGCAATGATACAGATATTCATGGCAACCCACTTGCAGTCGATGAGAAGATGACCGGCAAGTCACCGACAAGGTGGTTCAAGCTTACTAAGACCGATGTTAAGGTTTTGGGATATTTGGAGAAGGGATTTATCGCAGTTCCCACAATTGCCGGTAATCTGTCAGTCAAACGCGATAGTGTCCACAATGCCTTTTGGCGTCTCAAACAGCATGGTTATGAGATTGAATCTCGGCCCACGGGAAAGCGTAAGCAGGGTTATGACAAGATCTATCGGATTAAGTCGGCATCAAACAAGGGACTTGTTATTAGCTAGGATCTATGGTTAAACAATGGGGCGGGTGAGATTGCCCGCCTCAAACAAGGAAGGATTTACCATGAAAACCACACTTTTAAAGCCTGAGCTTTCTGACCAAGAATCTAAAGATATGATCGTGATTACTGAGAAGGAAGCACGCACCATTCGCGCTTTGGTCACCAGCTTGAACAATCAGCTATCGGCACTGGATCACGTGCTAGACTCTATTGGTATTGACTCGTGGGTGTCCAGCGACCATCCGCGTACCCTCGCCAACTATAAATTCACGATCAAGGAAGAATAACCTGTTACCCTGCGCGGGGGGCTAATACCGCGCTTTTCCTCCCACTGGCCCCCGTTCCATCATAGGTTCGGGGGTCTTTTTTGTGGGCGGTTCCAGAATATAGATCAGCGGGTTGTTATCGCGGGATATATCGGCGGATGCTTGGTGCGGAATGGCTGTGCCTCTTGGCATCTAGACCAGCCCCAAAACTAAACAATATCAAAAATTGTCAGGCCATAGTAATTGAGAGCCTCGCGTGTGTGTGTATGTGTGAGAAATTCCGGCAGTACCACGGCGCGATATATTCAAATCTGGGAATCCTTGGCATCACCGATGAGGGGACGCATATACGGTCACTAGGGCCACCCGGGGGGTACTGGTATCTGTATGCAATCCCGCCATCAATTTGTTTGGGTGGAGTTATCTATACATCAAAAAGTAGTGTGTAGGGGGTACCCGGCGATTTATCCCTGTGTATGGATGTATCCCGGCGGGGGTACCCCGATTGTACTGTTGTATACCGGAATTGTCAAGCCCAAATTATTTTTTTCTTGACTTATATAGAACATATCCCCATAATAGGTGCGTAGGTCGGTTCGAAAATAGCACATCTCCCCGATTTCGAAGCATATTCTGTAAAAAGCGAGATTGTGGCTACACGAACTCACGCCTACACCCATTCAGAAAAGAAAGATCGACCATGTTCACAGCGATGTTACTGCTATGTTCTATGAATCAGCCCAACGAGTGTATGCAAGCCATAGACAACAAGGGTCCGTACCTCACAGAGAAGGCGTGTGAGCAACGAATTGCCACTATGGTAGAAGATACGCGGCTACTCTTCCCGTATCTCATTCAAAAAGGCTATCGTTGTGAGTACAATGACGGTGAAAGAACATAAACTATGAACCTTTTACCCCAGCCACGCACCAAAAAGCGTGAGTTAACCGAAAAACAGAGCAAATTCCTAGACATCCTCTTCGAAAACGGTGGTCAGGTGACCAGAGCAGCCGTAGACGCAGGATATTCGGAGGGATCTGCAGGTTGGTTACGCAAAAATCTAGCTGATGAGATAGTCGAACGCACAAAAGACGTACTCTCTATGAACGCCTTTAAGGCCGCTACACGCCTTGTAGACACAATAGACAACCCTGCCCCCGAACGAGGTGATGACTTACGCCTCAAGGCTGCTGAGAGCCTCTTAAATCGCGTAGGAGTACGTCAAGCAGAAACAATCAACCACAATGTAACGGCTATGCACGGCGTGGTTCTGTTACCACCAAAGAAAGAGGTCGTGATCGATGGAACTAGCTAGAGATGTGATGAGATCTGTACAAGATTTCTTCACTAATTTTACAGAAATGACCAAGAGTGATGCCTACAATCATTTGAATCGTTACTATGGTGGCGATAAAGAAAAAGTAGAAGAGGGCATGAAGATGTGGAACGAAGCCAATCCTAATTCTAAGGGACGTTCTGCAGAAGGTTCAGCAGAGAAGAACTAGATGGCAGGTCGTCCCAAGAAAGACCCCAACGCCCCCAAAGCCACGTACCACATGTCCAAGCGGGAACGTGCCCGTCGTGCCGCCCAAAAGAAACTGACAGCAGCCAAGAAGAGTGCAGAGAAGGTAACCAAGAAAGCGGAGGGTAAGCGCAAGTATGCTAAGAAGATTGCAACTAGCATGGGCAAAGTTGAAGATGCCCTCAATGCCAAAACCACCACAGTTATCGATCAAGGGGATCTTACCAACCTCCCTCCTGCAGTCACTGACCTCGTTGAAGATGCCGAAATTGTTTTCAAGCCGAACGACGGCCCCCAAGAAGACTTCCTATCGGCGGGGGAACGAGACGTTCTTTATGGCGGTGCTGCGGGCGGAGGGAAGAGCTTCGCGCTTCTTGCGGACCCGCTACGTTATTGTCACAATCCTAATCATCGTGGTCTACTTCTACGCCGCACTCTGGATGAACTGACGGAACTGATCGACAAGTCACGCCAACTGTACATCAAGGCATTTCCCGGTGCGAAGTTTCGTGAGTCGAAGTCTACGTGGCACTTCCCATCCGGTGCAACCATCTGGTTCACCTACCTCGACAAAGACAAAGACGTAACCCGCTTTCAAGGACAAGCTTTCAACTGGATAGGCATCGATGAAATTACGCAATACCCCACGCCTTATGTCTGGGATTACTTGCGTTCTCGCCTTCGTACTACTGATCCTGAACTCCAGCAACACCTGTACATGCGCTGCACTGCCAACCCCGGAGGAGTGGGTGGTTGGTGGGTCAAGAAAACCTACATCGAAGGAATCGAACCCAACAAGGCATTCCCTGCTTTTGACGTAGAGACTAAGCGTGAATTCCTGTGGCCCCCCGGTCACGAGAGAGAGGGTCAACCCCTCTTCTTCCGCAAGTTCGTTCCAGCACGTCTTACTGACAACCCATACCTCATGGCAGACGGTCAGTACGAAGCGATGCTCAGATCACTGCCGGAAGTCGAACGCAAGAGACTCCTAGAGGGTGACTGGGATGTAGCAGAGGGAGCAGCCTTCCCAGAGTTTTCTCGTGAGAGACACGTCGTAGAACCCTTCGAACTTCCGACGAACTGGCCCCGCCTACGCATGGCGGACTACGGATACGCTGCACCATCCTGTGTCCTATGGGGCGCAATCGACTGGGACAATAACATCTGGATCTACAGAGAGTTATATCAAAAACACTTGACAGCAGAAGAGTTGGCTGATAGAATACTAGAAGCAGAACAACTAGATCCTCCACCACACTACACGGTCCTTGACTCGTCTTGCTGGAACAAGACAGGTTTTGGGCCTTCAATCGCAGAGGTGATGATGCGTAGTGGTGTGCGTTGGACTCCGGCAGACCGCAACCGCATACAGGGCAAGATGGAGATACATCGACGCCTAGCGGATGATCCGTACACAAACGAACCCCGCCTACGCTTCTTCTCTAGCTGCCAGAACATCGTCAAGCAGATTGCAGGTATACCCCTGTCCAAGACGAACAGCGAAGATGTGGATACGAAGGCTGAAGATCACGCATACGACGCTCTGCGCTACGGAATGATGCAGCGCATGACAGGCTACGCATCGATACACAAACAACTAGGTGCGATAAAGAATCAAGTCCACCAAGTTCAAGATGAAGTATTTGGGTACTAAATGGCTGAACCTAATTTAAATGAAATGACTTTGCAGGATGCCTTTGACACACATACTAAGGGCAAACCACAATCATTCGTAAATAAATTTACTGATACCATGACTAACTTGGAAAAGGCGGGGTTTCCTCCCACTACACTGATATCGGAAGTAAATAACCAAGAGGCTATAACAAAACTTCAAGAATGGTCAACCACAAAAAGATATAAGGGTGTTACCACTTCGTCAGGAATGTTTGCTTCCCGACTGAAAACTCTTATTAATGTTGGAAAACCTTTAGATGTTGTTAATGTTGTGTCTGCCTTTGAGGCTGCTAACAAAGGTAAGTCTACTCGATTTGGTATCGATCTAACTCGTTCCGCACGAGACTTAATACTTCCCGCCTTTGACGACTTCATGCTTGCTGTTGACGATGCCGCTCGTGGGATAACCAACAAAGAACACAGAGCCTTCTTTTTGATTAAAACTCTCACTGGACTTCGTAATCCTGACATTATCAACCTTCAGGTTGGTCGAGGACTTGAAGCTGGTTCTTTGTATGGTTCTTTTGATTCTACTGAAGGCAAATTGTTTGGACTCAGCAATAAAGGCAAGCGAATAAACTATGATGTAGGGCAGGTAGTTCAGGGTATTCTTGCAGACTTAGCGGCAGATGCAGAGGCAGCAGGGCGTACATCTTTGTTTTCTGACATGGAAGGCATAGACTTTAATGATATTGACGCTGTAGAAGCACAATCTAAAAAGGTAGAAACACAATTTAGAAACGGAATTAATCCTGTTATGAACCGTGCCATGAAAGCGCGGGGCATAGATATTTACGATAAGAAAAAGAAAAAAGTCATCCCATTCAGTATTAGAGACTTGCGTAAAAACATCTTTACGATGTTGGCTGACGAGTTAGGGGATGTTGGACAAGCCAATCAAGTATTAGGTCACAGTGCTAACGGAGATGTAGGTCTTGAATACTACAAGTCTGAACGAGCTAAAAGTCGAAGTCAACGTAGAATAGCACTTTCTGGTTTACAAAAAACGCAAGAACTTTTTACTTCATTATTTTTTGAGGTCATAGGACAAAATAATCCTGCAATGCTTTTTGGGCCGGATGGATACGGATTTGATGAAACTAGATTTCCTACAGGCACCATCGTTGACACGGGAGTTGTTGAATCTCCCGAAGAACTAGAAGTTAAAAATAAAACAAAAACGAGTGCTGCTAAGTCTACGGGTGTTGCTCAAGAATCTGTAGATAATCTTGAAAAAACTTTAGACAAACTACAGGGGCTTATTTCTAGGACACAAGACTTGTCCGAACAAGCAGGGGATCTTACCGCCTCTACTAGCAAAGAAAAAAAACAACAGACTTTAATAAACAAGGGCAATGACTACTTAAATAGTATACTGAAGGGTGGAAGGATTGAATCTGCTATGATGGCTGTGCCATTTGTAGCCAAAGGTGCGTTAAGTGTTCTTTCAAAAGCCCCTGTTGCTGGCCCTGCAATTGAAGGGGGTTTAAGTATGCTTGAGAGAAGCCAACAACCTCCTCTTCCCGATGACGACGTAGTTCGTGCCTCTGCTCAAACAGATCGCTATACAACCGCACAAATGCGAGGAGCAAGTGTCGCAGAAAAATTAGGACTACCCAGACAAGTGGGCGAAGGCACAGCTACGTTTTTAGAAATGACTACGGGCGTACCTAGTATGCTTGAAGCCCAACGAGATAGAGAAGCGAGGGAACTAGGGCCGGTAATACCCTCAATGATGCAAGAGGGGTTGCAAAGAAAAGCGGCCTACGAGGCTAGACAATATGACTTTGGTGATGAATTTGGAAACATACCCGATCCTGTTGAGTCTAAACCCGACATGGCTGCAACAGAAGGGTTTGTAAAAAAGAATGTTGCTCGTTCACAGGCCATGAAAAACGAACCAACTTCGATGGGACAACTTATGTCTAAAGGCGGTAAGATTCCATCATTTCTACACGGCGGAATCGTCCGCTAATTACCACTCCACAGGAGGAAAGAATGGCTAACAAAACTACTGGCGACTACAACTTTGGTGAGGCATATATTATGAATGCCGACAAAGTTAGTGTTGACACTGATGAGGGCGGTGCAAAGCTTTACCGCGAAGGTTTAGAGTTTAATACCCGTGCCCAAACAGGTGTGTTGACCGAAGACATGCCAAAGAAGCAAACCAAGCCTACGGTAGAAGCTTCATTTAATACGATGGCTGAAGACAGAAACTACTTCAGCTAATAAAGGAATATCATGTCCGATAACTTTTTGGAACCCGCAGACGACACTGCTGTACCCCTAGTTGAGCCTGAAGAACAGATGCCGGGAATAGCTGCGTATGTCAAGGCACGATTTGACGACGCAGAGAACGGACGTTTTTCGTACGAGCAGCGATGGTTGAAGGCGTACAAAAACTTTCGTGGTATCTATGATTCGACCACACAATACCGTGACAGTGAAAAATCACGGGTATTCATCAAGATTACCAAAACAAAGGTTCTTGCTGCGTACGGTCAAATCGTAGACATCTTGTTTGCAAACAAAAAGTTTCCGCTGGTTATAGAGCCTACACCTGTACCAGAGGGCATAGCGGAGTTTGCCCACCTTACTAGCCCACTAGATCAGATACAGCCTCCTGAAGATCCTTATGGATTTGAAGGAGATGGTAGGGATTTTGGTCCGGGAGCATTGCAAGCATCTTCTATGGATTTTTTAGGAGGACTTGAAAAGGAATATGCAGGTGCGCCTTTATCTGAGGGACCATCTCGTTTGGGAGAACCACAGATAAGTCCTGCACAAACTGCAGCCTTGAACATGGAAAAGTTGGTTCACGATCAACTCCTAGATACTAGAGCGGTAAATGTTCTTCGTAGTTCTATATTTGAGTCGGCACTCTTGGGCACAGGCGTAGTGAAGGGACCATTTAATCACTACAAGCGTGTACACCGTTGGGAACGTAGCCCCGAAGGGCGCATGTACAACCCGTATGAGCGTGTGGTGCCACGCATAGAATACGTATCGGCTTGGGACTTTCATCCTGACCCATCTGCTACAAGCATAGAAGACTGTGAGTACGTAATACAACGGCATCGTATGAACCGCCAACAACTTCGCAGCCTAATTGCACAGCCGTATTTTTATGCAAATGTGATAGAAGAGTGCCTAGCTAAAGGACCAAACTACGAAGATAAATACTACGAAGACACAATACGCGAGGAAGAAACAGAGCCATACGTAGGCGATACTCGCTACGAAGTCCTAGAGTATTGGGGCATCCTAGATGCTAAAATGGCTAGAGAAGCTGGCCTAGATGTACCCAAAGAAACAGGAGAACTAGATCAGATACAAGTAAACATCTGGGTGTGCGGCACGATGGTATTACGTTGTGTCTTGAATCCATTCACTCCTGCACGTATTCCGTACCAAGTATTCCCGTACGAAATTAACCCATATCAGATCTGGGGTGTAGGTGTAGCGGAGAACATGGAGGATGCACAGTTGCTGATGAACGGACACGTTCGTATGGCAATCGATAACCTCGCGTTAGCTGGTAACTTGGTGTTCGACGTAGACGAAGCCAGTCTTGTTCCCGGACAAAACATGGACATCTTTCCCGGAAAGATATTCCGTCGTCAGTCGGGAGTGACTGGCACAGCAATCAACGGACTCAAGTTTCCGAACACTGCACCTGAGAACATTCAGATGTATCAAATATCGCGGCAACTTGCCGACGAAGAAACAGGCTTACCGTCCATCATGCACGGGCAAACTGGCGTGACAGGCACGGGACGAACAGCATCAGGCTTATCCATGTTGTTAGGTGGAGCAAGCCTATCCCTAAAGACAGTCATAAAGAACATAGACGATCACTTGTTGAAACCACTAGGTGAATCTTACTTTCAGTGGAACATGCAGTTCAACGAAACATCTCCCGACATCGAAGGTGACTTAGAGATCAAACCTCGTGGTGTGGCTGCAGTGATGCAAAAAGAAGTACGCAGTCAACGCCTCACTACCTTGCTACAGACGGTATCTAACCCGATGTTGGCACCATTCATCAAGATACCTAACCTCATGCGTGAACTTGCTATCGCACAAGACATCGATCCTGACAGTCTTGTAAACGACGTAAGCGAGGCACAGATTTTTGCAGAGATGTTGAAAGGACTAGCAAATGCTCAACAAGAAGCAAGCCAGCAAGGTCAGCCCGCTAGTGGCGAACAAGGCGGCGTGGGACAGTCTGGAGGAGTACCTGCAGGAGCAAATCCGAATGACGCTTCGGGCGTTGGTGGCGGCACAATCGGAACTGGAAGTGTTCCGACTGCAGGGGAAGATAACTTCACTGGAACAGATCAAGGGATTGAAGGCTGATTATGAGGCAGCAGTAGATGGTTAACTACGCAGAGTTAGGATTACGAATTCTTCCGGGGGTAGCGGAGGGTATGTTTGCCAGAGATCTTATTCCTACCGTAAGAACTCCGGGAGCTATGACTCCTAGTGTTAGTGCGCCACAGCCCGGAGATAGTGCAACTAAGGCAGGATCAAACTTTCCCATATACTCCCGTCCTGTAGAAGAAGGAACAATAGAAGTAACGCCGTACTCTGGAACAGGCGGGGATGGGGTAGGTAGTATTAGACCCGGCAGCCCTTTTCCCGGCTATCAAGCAAAACCTTTAGACTTAACAGTGCAAGAAATTTCACTTAGTGGAGATTACAATTTTGACAGTTTTGCTCCGTTAACTAAATCTTACGAAACAGGATTCAAGGGATGGTTGTCACAAAAGGTAGATGAAAGATTAGGTCCAAATTACTCCTACAATAAAGTTACAGGAAGAGTGGGAGTATCAGGGATTGGTGTGGGTATAGGTATGGTGTTGCCGTCACCTCTGGGTGTTGCTGCTTCTGCCGCTGGGCAAAAAACGTATGATATACTACAGGATATAGCAGCTAGTGCTTTGAAGGGAGAAGAAGGATATTCCGTCGGTATGATAAACGGAAGAGCAGTGGGTGTATCTCCCGGACTTTTTGGTGGATCAGTTCTTACTGGGTATGTTCCAAGCAATATAACTGCTCAACAACGACGAGATATTACCAACCAACTTCTTGCTTTAAAAAATAAATCAGGAGCGTACGTCGATGATAATCCTGACTCTTCTGCTTTAGATGAAGATGCGGCTCAAGCAGATCCGGCGAAAACCAGTAGCACAACTTATGCAAACAGACCCTATGGTGGGAAAACAACAAATGTTTACGGAGGATATAGCCCCGCTAACGACCCCCAAAGTGAAACCGGGGGTGGTGGCGGCATGGGGTACGATGGTTCTGGGGGCATGAACAGGGGTTACAGAGCCTCTGGTGGCCCTGTAGGCTTTGCAGAAGGGGGTACCCCCAAAAAAGACCCAATCCAGCGTACGGGCTTTGTAGAGGGACCACCGCAAGAATACGCAAAAGGCACCACCGTAGCCGACACAGAAAATTTGCGAGTCAGGGAGGGTTCGTTCGTAATTAACGCACCAACAACAGAGCGGTTACAAAAAGAAGGCAAGTTACCAAAGGGTCCACAAAAAAGAAAGGCTGCAGAAGGCGGCAAGATGATGGAAGTGGCCCTATCAAAAGGTGAGTACGTAGTTGATGTAAATGATATCGACAAGTTTGGTGGATACGATGCTCTTACTAAAGAAAACGACAAGGGTAAACCAGAAGTAAATCGTAGACAGGCAAAAATGGGCGGTAGTTTTTTAAATGGTTACGCACGGGGGGATATTACTTTGCCCGAACCTAGTCCCATACGAAAACAAGTTGCATTAAAAAAGAAAGAAGATGAAGAGGTAGTAGAACAACAGTTAAATCTTGATAGTGCATACGACAGAATTAAAAATAAATTTTCTTCCGTAAAAGAAGCTAACAAAGAAATAGATGCTATAATAGATGCACTACCTTCTGAAGATGTCCTTGCCTTTATGATGCTTAGAGAAGCATCTGTTTTAGGCAAAGAAGGAATGAGAGCGTCTGGTCATGTTGCTATGAACAGAGTTGAATCTGACTATAAAGACTTTGCCAAAATAACCGACTTAGCACAGATGGCAAAGGCTAAAACAAAAAAAGGTTCGTACCAGTTTAATGTTTTTAACATATCAGATTTTCGTAAGGGTTTAAAAGATTTAACGCAAACTGAATTTGGAAAGAAAGCTTACCAAGAAACTAGAGATCTTGCCGAAAATATTTTTTATGGCACCGATGAAGATAATACACGGGGAGCTTTATTTTTTAGAAACCCTGCTACGTCAACTTCTGTTGATTTTGAAAACAAAGTAAGAAATGCAAAATTAATTCCCACGCTTACCGTGCAGGGTAAAAAATCTTCGCAAGAATATTACAGACCCATCGAATTAATGTCTGACGAAGACACAAGATATATTTATTAGATTCGTCGGCTACCCGTTGTAACAACGGCCCCGACACAACCGGAGCGGCTACCCACAGCCAAGTGGCCCCGCGAGTGAGGTAACAAAATGGCAAAACA